TAAGTTGGCGCACAGTAATCGGACGGGCTGCTTTCTGTCACGAGACACCTTACTGAAGCTCCCTGTGCCAACAACTTGTTACACTGGCCGAATAGGAATAAGGATTCACCATGCCAGAAACTACCGCCAAGCCATCCAAACGGGCCGCCAAGCCCAAAACAGCCCCGATACAAGGGATAGCCCTATCCACAGCCTCAGATTACCCCATAGTCCCAGCAATCATGGGGGCACCAACCAAGTACAACCAAGCCATAGCAGACGCCATCTGTGTGCGACTTAGTCAGGGAGAGAGCCTCCGCTCCATCGTGAAGGACGATGACATGCCCAGTCAGGCTGTGGTTTATTTGTGGTTGCAGCAGAAGCCTGACTTTTTGGAGCAGTACACACGCGCACGCGAAGAGCAGGCTGACACACTGGCTGATGAAATAGTGGACATTGCTGACGAGCGGCCAGAGGTGAACGAGTTGATTGACAAGAAGACCGGGGAGGTTCTGAGCATTGACCTGAGCGCCTCCTACATCGCTTGGCAGAAGAACCGCATTGAGGCCCGCAAGTGGACGGCTATGAAGCTCAAGCCTAAGAAGTACGGTGAAAAACTAGAGTTGGGTGGTGACCCCAACAACCCTTTGAAGATTGAAGTCAAGACCGAGGCCGAGCAGGGACTGGCTGAACTTGTCAAGCAGATTGAGATGAAGCGCCAGTTGGCCGTCAATGAGTGACCTTGTTGAATTGTTGGCAGACCCGGCGGTCAAGAAAGACCTAGCCAACGCCAGCCCTCAGTACGTCATCGCGTGGGCGTGGAGGATGAAGTGGCTCACGCAGGCCCATGACCACCAGATACTGCCCCACGGGGACTGGTGGAGCATCTGGCTCCTTCTGGCAGGACGTGGTGCTGGAAAGACCCGTACCGCCGCAGAGCAGGTAGGCTGGTGGGCATTCACCGAGCCGAACACCCGATGGCTGGTGGCTGCTCCTACCTCGGCAGATGTCCGGGCGGTGGCCTTTGAGGGCGACTCCGGGCTGCTGGCCGTCATACCCAAGGCTTTGCAGGCCGACTACAACAAGACCGCTCATGAGCTACGCCTGACCAACGGCTCCCTCATCAAGGGCATCCCCGCCAGTGAGCCTGAGCGCTTCCGTGGCCCCCAGTTTCATGGGGCTTGGTGCGACGAGCTTGCTGCGTGGGATTACCTCGATGAGGCATGGAACCAAATAATGTTTGGTGTCCGTCTAGGCGACAGGACGCGCATCATCTGCACCACTACGCCTCGACCAAAGGATTTAATTGTGGACTTAGTGGGGCGGGATGGCGACGATGTGGTGCTGACCACCGCCTCAACCTACACCAACCTCGCCAACCTGTCCAAGAACTTCCAGAAGCAGATTCTCCAGTTCGAGGGCACCAAGCTAGGGCGGCAGGAGATTTACGCCGAAATCATCGACCCCGAGGAAGGCGGCATTGTCAAGCGCGACATGTTCAAGCTCTGGCCCGCCGGGAAAGAGTTCCCCAAGTTTGAGTACATCCTGCAAAGCTACGACTGCGCCACTAGCGAGAAGACCCAGAACGACCCGACGGCTGCCGGGACGTGGGGCGTGTTCAAGCCGCTGGATGGCCCAATGTCGGTCATGCTCATCGACTGCTGGCAGGACAGGCTCCAGTACCCCGACCTGCGCCCGAAGGTCATGGAGGAGTACGAGGTGGTCTACGGTGAGGGCAAGAACAAGAAGCGGGTTGACCTCGTGCTAGTCGAGGACAAGTCCGCAGGCATCAGCCTGATTCAAGACCTTCAGAGGGGCCACCTGCCCGTCATGGGCTACAACCCCGGCCATGCCGACAAGGTGCAGCGCCTGAACATCGTGTCCAACATCATTTCCCGTGGGAGGGTGTGGATACCTGAGTCCGACGCCCGCAAGGGCTACGTCAAAGACTGGGCCGAGCCGTTCGTGTCCCAGATATGCAGCTTCCCCGAGACCACCCACGACGACTTCGTGGACATGTGTACCCAAGCCCTGCGCTACCTACGGGATGCTGGCTGGCTCGACGTTGACCCACCGCCACGGGAAGACTACGACGAGGACGACTACGAGGACTCAGGCAAGAAGCAGCGCCGGGTAAACCCATATGCCGTCTAAGGCTATCCAACAGCAATCAACGCTGCCGAATATGTGCTATACTGTCGGTGTTGCCGTGGAAAGCGACGAAACGAAACCGTTTACTCATGCCTCTGCCCTTGGTTTTTACTTTAGGGTTTCCACCGGGGGCAGTAGTAAACGGTTTTTTTACGCCCATCTTTCTACGCAACCGTCAGGGCGCGTTAGCTATGGCTTGCATCGGCTGTACCCAAGAAAGACCGTACCGTGCTTCACCCCATGTGTGCGTCCAGCCTCTCTGCTAGGGACTGGATAAGGAAGGGGGACATGGTGAGACAAGACCCCTCCCGAATGAATAGCAGCCTTATGGGTACGCTAGGCGGTGCAACAAGTGCGCCCGCTGGGCGAGGGATAGGAGCCACGGCTTCTCACCCTTGGGGAACCTATGGAGCAAACATGCAGTACCTGTTGAACCCAAAGAAAAAAAAGTCCTCCTCGCACATTTGGACTGGAGACGACACCGCTTGCAGGCTGTACAGCACTGGCGGCATGGTTCCGTCCAAGCAGCAAATCTTCAGCCAAACCTTTGGCAAACCCCTGTGCCAGATGTGTATCACCGCGTCCCCGGCCATAGTGTCAACCTATGGTGTAATCCCGAACACACCCCAACCAGAGGCTGGACATGACTGACGCCAAAGCACGCCTGCTACAGATGATTGCCGACGAACCTCACATGGCCGGGGGTGGATTGCTGAAGGCTGTGACCAAAGCTCAGAAGGTAGCGAAGGCTGCACAGCCAGCAAAGGCTGCAACCAAAGTCATTGAGGCACCCAGCGTTGTCATCCCGAGCAAACTCAGCGACCTAAAAGAAGTCGTGCGTGGCAAGATGGGCAATTACGGGGCAAGACGTGTAGAGCGTGCGGCAGACGAGATACCCAACCTTGAGCGGATGTACAGGGAAGAGGCTTTGCGGCAGGCATTCACTGGTGACAACGCCAAAGGCTTGATGACTCTCAATCCCGCTGATTTTGAGAAGTATGCGACGCCTTTGATGACTAGGGATAGGCCGTTGCCCAATTCTGGGGTGAAGAAAGAAAATCTTCCAACAGACGAATACGTCAATTATCTGGCCGGGCTTAACGAGTACCACGACGTGCCGTTTTTGGAAATAAACAAACAAGAGTACGGTTTGCCATTGGTTCCATTTATCTCTGGGCACGAAGGTCGCCATCGCAACAGAGCAATGGCTCAACGTGGTGAGCAAGCTGGCCTTGTTCAGTTATTGCCACGCTCTGAGTTGCGTGAACCGTTTTCACGCAGAACTCAAGAAGAGTATCTCCAAGCGTTGCGTGATGAAATGGAGATGACTGGCAATCGCGTCAAGCCTCAAGCGTATTTTGATAATTTTGAGCAAAAAGATATTAAACGCCCAGCCATTGAGTTGCCCGACATTTACGCAGAGGGTGGTGATGTCCACATGGCTGGTGGTGGTCGAACTCCGAAGTACCCGTGGGAGCGCTACGAGCAGCCCAAGAAGGTGCCCGAGATGCGTGCCCGTCAAATCAGCCCCATTGCTGGCGCAATCAAGAGCGGCGCTGACTACGCGACCCAGTTGATTGACAAAGGCCCGTCGCTGTCCAACCTAGTCGGTAATCTAGTCGGTGCAATCCCCTTTGTCGGCCCTGATATGCGCAAGCGGATGGAGTCGTCGGACATTGCCATCCCGACTGATTTTGCGCTTGGCTCGAATGTGCCTGCCGAGGACTATGAGTACGGCCAGCCGATGCAGTACAAGAAACCCGGCATCTCCACGACCAGCGTGCCAACCAAGGACGTGCTGGAAGCCTTGAAGGTATCCGACCTTGTGGGCACACCCGGCCTGAGCAAGGTGGCCGAGGACATTGGCTACGGCCAGATGCCTGACCCGCTCGACCTGCTGGATGCAGCCAGTGTGGCTGCTCTAGGGTATGGCGCAGTCAAAGCGGGAGCTAAGGCTGGCAGTGCGGCTGCTGGTGCTGCAAAGAAAACAACACAGACTTTAACCCCAAGCAAAATTACACCCTTAGAAACAGGAGCTACTTATGCAACAAAACAAGAAGGCCCGTTCTTCCGAGTCAGCCCAACAGCACTTGACACGAGCAAGGCAACAACTCGCGGAATTAAAGAAACTGATGGGCTACGAGGCCCCGCCCTTGACGGAGGAGGAGCAGAACAAGCTGGACGCGAAGTTCCGAAATTCCTATCGTCAGAAGAGGTGGGTCGAATAATTGCTGACCCAGTTGCGAACGAGCCGCTTAACATTGCAAGGAAGTACACGCGAGACACTCAAGGAACAGATTT